CGGAGCCAAGAGATGCACGCTCCTGTCTTGGTGGTGTGAGTGGCTCTATCCTGGATGTGTTCGGCGGTGGCGAATATGAGTTTGACATGTTCAACGTGAAGCTTTGGCAAAACCGAGGACAGGACAGAGGATTTCAGATTCGATATGGAAAAAACCTGACGGACATCAAACAGGAAGAGAGCATTGAAAACACAATCACCGGAATTTGTCCGTATTATAAAAACGAATCAACAACGGTGACTTTGCCGGAAAAAGTAATTGAAACGGAAGCAGCCGCAAACTTTCCATATCCGAGAACAGTTCCGGTGGATTTATCATCCGAGTTTGAAAACAGCGTCCCAACCGAGGCACAGTTAAGAAGCGCAGCAAATGCCTATATTGCTTCACATTCTATCGGAGTTCCAAAAGTATCACTGGACGTTTCGTTTGTAAACCTGGCAGACATGGTAGGCTATGAAGATATAGCGATTTTGGAAGACATCCGCTTATGCGATACAGTGACAGTCATTTTTGAAAAACTTGGAGTCAATGCATCCGCAAAGGTAATCTCAACCGAGTGGGATGTATTAAAAGATAAATTTAACAAGATCGGCTTGGGTTCATCCTCAAATTCACTTGCAAATAAAATTGCAGACATGGAAAAAACGCAAGAGCAATCAGCTTCGTTCTTGGATGAAGCAATCGCAAGAGCGACAAACCTGATCACAGGCGAGAGCGGTGGTTATGTAGTAATGCATACCAACGAAGAAGGAAAGCCTTATGAAATCCTCATCATGGACAACGAGGACATCGAGCAGGCGGTCAACGTTTGGAGATGGAATAAAAACGGATGGGGATATTCCTCCACCGGCTACAATGGAACCTATGAGCTTGCAGCCACAATCGACGGAGGAATTGTTGCAAACTTCATCAAAGCCGGAACCATTACCGGAATCGAGTTCAACAATGGAAACGGAACTTTTTATGTGGACTCCGCAGGAAATTTGACAGCCACATCAGCAACAATTAAGGGAACTATAACCGGATCGCAAATTAACGGTTCAACAATAACCTCTGTGAACGGAAGTGATAAAACGACAATAAGCAGTGGAATTGTAAGAAATGAAAACACCGGTCTTTCCTGGAGAGCTGAACTCTCAAACGCTCAACTTTCCATTGGTTCTGTAAGCGGAAACACATTTTCCATCAAGTCGTGGTTAGGAATGAATGGCGGATGGTGTGGATATACATTTGGAGTCTCTAGTTCGATGAGTGTCGGCGGAGATTTGTCTGTTTCCGGTACAAAAAACAGAAAAGTCAATACAGAAGACTATGGAGAGCGATTGCTTTATTGCCAAGAATCAGCAAGTCCGATTTTCACAGATATTGGCGAAGGCCAAACCGATGAAGACGGAATCTGTGAAGTGTGGCTAGATGATATCTTTGGAGAAACTATCGATGAATCCGTTGAATATCAAATCTTCCTTCAAAAGTACGGACAAGGAGATTTGTGGATTGAAGAACGAACTCCTTATATGTTCAAAGCGAAAGGCACACCAAGCACTTCCTTTGGGTGGGAAGTAAAAGCAATCCAAAGAGATTATGACACAAGACGCCTGGAAGAATATGAAGGACTCCCGGAAAGGGAAGAAGATATTTTAAACGAACTCTTAAATGATATCGAGAAAGGAGAGGACAATGAAGAACATTAAGGGATTTGCAGTAAGCACCGACGGAACCATGAAGCGTCTCGCGGTTACGTATGATGTAATCGATGACGAAGGGAAAGTCACAAAAGCAAATGTTCGCGTCAATCGTCTTATTACAGACGACAACGCACTTGCAGCAGTAGATGAGATTTTAAACTATGCACAGTCTTTAATTGAGGAGTAATGCCATGACTTACACATTTGATTTAGATATGACACCGGGCGGTGTCCCACAGATGATTCGTTTGTCTCGATACGACAAAAACACACCAACGCTAAAATTTAACTTATGGGACGGCCCGACAGCCTATACCATCGAAGCAGGCTCAACCGTATTTATAAACGGTACAAAGCCGGACAACACAAGCTTCGAGTATTATTGCGAATATAGCGGTTCGGAAGTGACAGTAAATGTCACAGAGCAAATGACCGCAGTCGCAGGCAGAACCACTTGCGAAATTGTAGTCTACACAAACGGAGAACGAAAAGGCTCTGCAAACTTCTATTTGGATGTAGAACCGTCTGCACTTTCCGATGAAACAGTAATTTCGGAAACGGACATTCCGATTATCCAAAGAATCCCGGAAATCGTCGCAGAAGTGGAAGCTGCCAAATATCTTGCGCAGCAGTGGGCAGTTGGTAGCGGAAGCGGACAGGATATCCCAAGCGACACCAACAATGCATATTATTGGGCAATGCAGGCAGCATCTTATGCTGGCGGAGGATTGAAACCGGAAATCGTGCAGTCTTTACCAACAACCGACATTTCCACATCAACTTTGTACTTTGTGCCATCGCAGAGCCATACATCATCAAACATTTATGATGAATACATCAACACAGATGGAACGAGCCAGGGTTGGGAACTAATCGGAACAACCGCAATCGATATGAGCGAATATTACACCTCAACGGAGGTGGATACGCTGCTTGCGGACAAGCAAGATAAAACCGACAACAACTTGGAAACAACCTCTAAACAGATTGTCGGAGCGATTAACGAAGTAAACGGAAAAATCGCAGCAAATAACATTACAATTAACCGCTGGCTCCGTCCGGACTTCACAAATAAGAAAGGCCTAATCATTAAGGCTGGCGCAAAGTTCAAATTACAGAATGGAAATATGAAGGTATATGCAGCCGACACAACAGTGGATTTATCGGAAGAAACACTCACAGCTGGAAAAGATTACTTTGTATTTTGCGACAATGACGGAACAATCTCCGTTTCACAGTCAGCAACACCGGAAGCAACGCAGGTAAAAATCGGAAGATTCCACACCTTATGCGCAAACGTCGGAACAATCAATATGATTGCACCGACAAATCAGACCGCATCCGGTGGCGATTACTTGGTAAAGCCTTATTCCGAAGAGGAAGATCCGGATTTTTACGCATTCTATAACAAGACCGTTTCTGCAGTCTCAACCGGAGCATATTACAACGTGGCAACCATGCCACATCCGTTAAGCGGATATGAAGCTGGAGATATTCTTCCGGAATCCATTTTCTGTTTGGATTTTCATCCGGAGACGATGTTTGAAGATGCGATGGTTTACGATAAAGCAACCGACAAAGCGATTGATGTATATTTGCAGTCCGGTACCGGACTTGCTACACGCTCCGCATACGGTGCGGTTCACACAGTATCGCGTCAGCAACCAAACCATTTATCAGACATGCTTATTGTAGGAAAGGAACTCCTTACCGATACAGAATTTACTTCTGCATCCATGGGTTCCAATCAGGCAACAAACATCTACGGTTCCGCAGATGCAAGCACCGTTGGAGGCCACTCCGATACAGCCGGACGTCGCATGATTTCCGCTATCGGATGCGAGGAAATGTGCGGATATTTGTGGCAGTGGTTAAAAGACTTGGTAACAGTTTCCTCCGCAACTGCATGGGCAAATACAGACGGACAAGGCTCGTTCGGTCAAGAGTATTGGACGCCACATGCGCTGCTCGCCGGAGGCGTTTGGGCCGATGGAGCGAATTGCGGTTCGCGCAGTCGGCATTCGGCTTCTGTTCGTTCGCTCGTCCATGCGGATATCGGTGGTCGCGGTTCGAGCCGAGTAAGACGAGGTGCGTAAAAAATGAAAAAATTCAGCGATTTCAAACTAGCAAAGAAAACGTTGGACGGAGACAAAACGTCCATCGACGACATCATCGGAAAAACAATCGTTGTATTGGATTATAAAATCGCACCAAGTAAGCAAAAATCAAACACGGAATATGCGACAATACAATTTTATTTTGCAAACGATGCAAACAAAGAAAAGAAGGTGCTTTTTACAGGCTCGGAAGTTTTAAAAGAGCAGCTGGAGCAAATCAGCGAATCAGAAGAGTTCGAGCCTTTTGAGGCAACCATCAAGCAGATTCACAATTATTACTCATTCACTTGAGATAATAATACGTTATAGGACTTATGCGCTGATCGCCGGAGGCAATTGGGACAATGGAGCGAATTGCGGTTCGCGCAGTCGGAATTCGAATAATGTTCGTTCGAACGTCAATGCGAATATCGGTGGTCGCGGTTCGATACGAGAGAAGAAAAGAGCTTACTCCAAGTAATGAGGTTCGGCTTACTCTCGGCTGGTTCTATAACGGTGGCGAAAGCCTAAACACAAAAAGGAGTTGTGGCGGTTGTGGTAGGAAACGAAGCATCCGTCACAAAAAATTTTTAGACTAGATTATGAAGACTTGCAAAAATTTATGGGAAAAATTCACATCAGAGGAGAATTTCAGACTCGCATACAAAAACGCAATCAAAAACAAGAGCAATCAAGAGCAAATCATTCGATTTAAGAAAAACGAAGAAGAGAATCTAAAAGCGGTGCGACAGCTCGTAATCGATGGAAAGTTTCACACTTCCAATTATAAAGAAAAGAAAATATTTGAGCCAAAAGAACGGATCATCTACAAGCTGCCATTTTGTCCGGATAGAATTGTCCAGCACGCGGTAATGAATATACTGAATCCAATTTTCACGAATCGATTTATAGAAAACTCGTATGCTTGCATTGAGGGAAGAGGACAGCTAAAGGCAAGTATAAAATGCGCGGAGTATGTTAGAAGATATGATTACTGCCTAAAATGTGATATCCGAAAGTTTTATCCATCGATAAATCAAAAGATTTTATCAGAAAAACTACACCGGATTATAAAAGACGAAAAGTTCATGGAACTGATTGATGACATCATTTTTAGCTTCGAAGGCGGTTACAACTGCCCGATAGGAAACTACTGTTCCCAGTGGTTTGGAAACTTTTATCTCACAGAATTAGACAACTATGTGCTGCATGAATTAAAACCGGGAGGATATGAAAGATACTGCGACGACTTTATGCTGTTTGATAACGACAAAAAGCACTTACGCGAATGCAAAGAAAAAATCGAAGTGTTTATAAATGAACACCTGGAACTGAAATATTCCAAAGCAGATCTGTTTCATGTGAAGCAGGGAGTGGATTTTGTAGGGTATCGCCATTTCCGGAAATTCATATTAGTTAGAAAACGAACCGCAAAGCGGTTAAAACATAGATGCAAAGAAATTGAAGAAAACATAGACACGATTGATTTAAAGAAAGCGGAAAGCCAACTCGCCAGCGCGAGAGGCTTGACAAAACATGCCTGCTCATACCATTTAAGACAGAAAATCAAGCTAGAAGAACTTACAAAGGAGGTCAAGGAGAGAAAAAATGAAAAAGCCGAGAATAAAAGATGATTAAAAAACTACTGGAAGTGCAGGAGCAGCAAAGGTACATCATAAAAAAGCAGGCAAATATAATTGATTCCATGTTTGTTCTCCTGTGTAATTACGTATCAATGGAAGAAATCGAGCCACTGCTAAATAACGTAAAAGAAGTGGCAGAAAGAGAGGACACATGAAATCAAACATACTATGCGCAATTGTAGGATTAGTAGGAGGAGCGGTGGCTCACTTATTTGGAGAATATGACATGATTTTCGAGGCACTAATTGTACTTATGGCTTGCGACTACATCAGTGGACTGATCGTGGCCGGAGTGTTTAAAAAGAGCAACAAAACAAAAAGCGGAGGCTTAAATTCCAAAGCCGGATTCAAGGGCCTTTGCAGAAAACTCATGACATTGGTATTTGTAGTCGTGGCGCACTACATCGATGTGGTGCTTGGAATAGACTACGTGAGAAACGCAGTAATAATTGGATTCTGCGCAAACGAATGTATTTCAATCGTGGAGAATGCAGGAATCATGGGACTTCCGCTTCCAACAGCAGTAATTAACGGAGTGGAACTATTAAAACAGAAATCAGAGGAGGATAAAAATGGTCATTAACGTACATGCTGGCCACAATCCGGATGGTAAAACTGGATGTGGAGCAATTGGATTGATTAAGGAATCAACAGAAGCAAGAACAGTTAAAAACGAAGTGATTCGTCAGCTTCAGCTGTTAGGACATACGGTTTACGACTGCACCTGCGATAATGGAAAGAACCAAGCAGATGTCCTTTCCAAGATTGTGGCAAAGTGCAACGCACACACCGTTGATCTTGATGTATCCATTCATTTTAATTCCGGAGCGAATGACAAGGTCGGAAATGGAAAATCAACCGGAACAGAGACTTATATTTGCAATTCGTCTTCTAAAGCATCCGGCAAAGCAAAAGCAATTGCAGACGCAATCGCAAACCTCGGATTCAAAAACAGAGGAGTGAAAACAAATTCTTCCTTATATGTATTAAGGAAGACAAAAGCTCCTGCTGTTCTGATCGAGTGCTGCTTTGTGGATGATGCAGACGACGTAAAGCTATATGATGCATACGCGATGGCAAGCGCAATCGTTTATGGCATTACTGGCGAAAAGTATGAACAGCCGACAGTCACAACAGATACAGAGGCAGAGGCAAAGGATGCAGAAACCGCGCAAGGAAACGCGAGCGATGTATATCGCGTCCAGGTTGGAGCATTCAAAAACAAAGAGAATGCAGAAAACCTTGTGAAAAAGTTAAAAGCAGCCGGATTTACTGCTTACGTGACAAAATAGGAATAACGGAAGGGTTGTCGGGTTGACGGTCCATTCGCTATTCCCATATAACCTCTCCTTTGGAGGGACAGCTTCGGCTGTCCCTCTTTTTTATTATATATAGAAGAAACTCCACAAAATTATCCACAATGTATTAACAAGGTTGAAACCATGCCACAGAAGTGTGGATAAAATCACTGTATTAAAGAAAAACAGTGATTTCTTTAGTATAGCAAGTTACAGGCAAGTAATAAGCAAGTGAAATTTTATATACGTAAGTAATCTGCAAAAACTACTTACGTATATTTTAAAACTTCCACTGGATTTCCAAATCATGATCCGGAAGAAGTGTGATGCGTTCAATCATAGAAGATAAAAACTCACGCTGCGTCATAAGGTCAGACTGTTTCATCTTTGCGAGTTTGCCTTTCATTTTCTGAAAGTCGGATGCAGTTGTTTTCTTTGGCAAAGAGGAAAGCACATCGATTTGCTCCAGGAGTTCTTCCTTTTTCTGATTCAATGCTTCCATACGTTTGGAAAGTACATCTTGAGGCATATCATCCAGCAAATATAAATCCATAAGCTTTTCCATTTGTCGCTCCGTCTTTTTTAACTCATTTTGCGCCGGCGCAAGTCGGTCGGGTTCGAAGGTTTGAATCTCTTCATATTCCAACTCTTCTAAAACATTCCACACCGCATCTTCCAAATCTTTCATGCGCCATATTTTATTGGGACATTTCTCGGCCTTTTTCATTCGTCCATGAGACATTCGAGTGTAACACTCATAATAATCATATCTGCGCCCATTCTTTTTAATTCCGTGGTAGCAGACACGTGAACCACAGGAGCAATACAAAAAGCCGGTGAGCAAATGCTTGGACTTCATGGAAGGCTTTTCTCGCGTTTGCACAAATTCCTGCACACGGTCAAAGAGTTCTTTATCAATCAAAGGCTCATGATTGGAAGGATACACTTTGCCACCATACCGTTGCATTCCAATATAAATCGGATTTGTAAGAATGGTTTTTACAACATAGGCACCGGAAAGCGGAAAACCCATCCGTCCAACTTCTTCACAGATGTGATTCATGGTGTGGCCTTTGTCAGCGAGAGAGAACATTATCTTTACAAATGGAGCGGATGCCTCGTCGATTTCCAAACGACCAGAGCCACCTTTGGATTTGGGCGAGTATCGGTACCCGGTAGGAACACCGGAGCCACCACGCCATTTTCCTTTTTCTGCTGCAGCAAGTCGGCCCATAGTCATTCGTTCGTTGATTTGCTGACGTTCCAACTCCGCAAACGCTCCCATAATGGAAAGCATTAACTTTCCAACCGGAGTCGTTGTATCAAAATTCTCCGTGATGGAATTAAAATCCACGTTGTTTTTCAAGAAAACATCTTCGATCAAATAAAGGATGTCTCTTTGGTTACGAGAGAGTCGGTCCAGCTTATATACCAAAACCAAATCATAACGAGAAATATTTCGAAGTAGTTTCTGCAGAGCCGGACGCTCCATATTACTTCCGGAGTGGCCAGGATCAATAAAGAAGTCATAATCATTCCAATCGCGCGACTCACAATATGCCTGGAGACGCCTCTTTTGCTCCGGAACGGAATTGCCTTTCTCAAATTGCACCGCAGTGGAAACGCGGATATATAATGCGACTTTCATGAATAACTCCTTTCCGTGGTATAATGTATGGACAATGTAGCATGCGGTTCATCAAGACAATCATACTCCACCATATTACGTTCACTTTCATCATCAAACTCGCAATCATAATCCGGATTTCGCACGATTTCCGCATAATGGCCAAAAGATACATCCAAGGAAAGCCAAGAATCCGGATGTTCAGAAATAATCAGCTCATACTTTTCAAGATTCTTTGGCAAAAGATGAGCAAACGGATTCCCATTCACAAGAACATCCTTACCGGACACAGAAATGATGGCAGCATCAAAGGAATAAATATTCCGAAAGATTTTATCTCCACGTTCAAAAAACATAACATTCTCACGGTCAATATTTTCCTCACCAACCAAAAACGGTGTGATAGCATCAGCAGAAACGTCAGAAATAGGAATGTGTTCCACAAAGTTAAAGTTGCGAACAATAGGTCCAGCAGTATTATTAGCTTCGCGTTCCGTGCGACGTTTTTCTTGATGATCCTTGAGAATGTTTTTGGATATTTCGCTAGAGCTTATACAATAAGCAACGATTTTTTTTCGAAATAAAATAATCAAAACACCTGCAAGGATTCCAATCAAAGCAGCAGGAGATAATATTAAAAGAACAAAAGACATTAGAATCAAAACAATTCCAAATATAAGAAACAAAATATTCATAACAAATACTCCTTATAAATCTTCCTTCTTAACATCTTCCAAGCGACTTACATCATATAAAGCCTTTGCATAAGCAAGAATCCTCGACTGTACTGATTCAGGCGAACTGCGATAGATTTCAATAAGTTCAATCTGATTTGGAGAGATTTTATCTTTTTTCGACTCTATCAAATCAGACTTCTGAATGCCAAAGTAATTGGCCAACATTTCGATTTTATCAATGCGCGGATAAATATCGCCATTTTTCCAACGTGAAAATGCAGATGGAGTAAACCCAAGCGCATCACATATTTCTTGAGCAGTAACGCCACGATTCTCCATTATTTCTGATAAATTATGAGCAAATACATCTTTATTACCAAAATCTGACATATTTTAAACACCTCCTTTGCATACATTTTAAATCAAAATAAAATACTTTTAAAATATTTTTTAATTAAATTCAAAAAAATAACAATAAAGTGGTTGACATTTGAATTAAAATAAATTAACATTCGAGTTGTGATTGAGTTAAACTCAAATCAAAATGAAGAAAGGAATATGCGTATGGCAGTATCATTAAAGGCACATAGAGTCAATCTAAACATGACGCTGAAAGAGGCAGCAGACAAATTGGGAGTGACAATTCAAACATTATCAAGCTGGGAAAATGGTAAGACGTATCCGGACGTGCTTCAAATAAAGAAAATTGAAAAAGAATATGGAATTGGATACGATGACATTATTTTTTTAACCAACAATTGAGTTTAACTCAATCGTAATAAGGAACCAGTTGAATTAAAAGGAAGGAGTGCGTATGAAGTATCAAGTAATAGCAATTATTGATGGCATAGCAGAAGAAAACGAAACAGAAACCGGACGAGGATTGGTTCTTTTGAACCACATCATCCTTGCGGAAAAGAAAACAGATCCAACGGTGGAGTTGAAATCAAATTACAACCCACGGGAAGAGGTCAGAGAGATTGTCATTGCCATTGTAGAAAGGAGCCAGGATGAATATCAGCCACTTGAGGAAGGACGGAAGCAAAGTGCAATCGATGAAGGGAGTCAAAGCTCCGATGACAGCAAACAAAATTCTGTCAAAGGAAACCTTCGGAGAGGTTCTAAAAAGGGAGGAAAGAAAAATTGAAAAGACTAATGCCAATTGCGGTCCTGTTGCTGGTAATTAGTTTACCGGTAAAGGCCGGAGCAAATGACACATGGATTCCGGAAAGTCAGATCAAGCTTTGTGAAGAGCTTGGGGGGGAGTACGGAATACAACCGGAACTATTGGAGGCTTTAATCGAAAGAGAATCCTCCGGACAGATGACAGCGACCAACGGAAGCTGCTATGGAATTTGTCAAATCAATGGAGCGGTGTGGGGATATGACTACGACACAGAAGAGAAACAGATCCGGAAGGCTTGCGAAATGCTAATCGGCTTTGATTGCGAAGTTGACGAAGCCTTGGCACATTACAACGGACAAAAGAATCCGCATTATGACGGATATGTGGAAAAAATACTTACACGCAGCCACGAGCTGGAATTGATCCATTACGGAGAACCACAACTGTCGCTGGAGACAATAGACGGAACAGTAATTTTTTAATGTAGGAGGGAAAAGTTATCATGCGTAAACGCACAGCAACAAAAGAACAGGCAAAAGTAATCATTTCACAAGCGGAGTACATTCAAACCGGAATCGAGTTGAATCAGCTCCGCTATCAAAAGCAGATGGCAGTCGATTATGTCATCAATCACAGCGTAATCAATAGAGAGGTAATCGCCTCGATGTTAGGAATCCCATCATTCATGTTAAAAAAGAGCGAACAAAATGGACGCACTATATAACAAATACAAACAAGGGCAGGTTCAGTACATGCCTGCGAATTGGCAGCATTTAAGCGGTGTGCATTTCCTTGGACGAAAAGGAGATATTTGTTTCTTTGAAACAAAGCGACTTGTAGTAGATAAGGATGAGATACCGGATGCGATTCGATATGTGCATATCAAGGACCTTGCCTTTGATCGGGAAATGGAAGAAGCATCAAAAAGAATAAAGAAAAGGAGCTGCGCAAACAGCTCCAAATCCTAAAGTCCCATAAAAGGAATACTTAACCCATACATATTGTATCAAAGTATGCCTTTTATCGTCAAGAAGTTGGGGTGTGATGAACTTCTTCAACACAGTATTTACATATTAAAGTTAGGACCAAAGATTCATGGCATACATTCAAGCAACGTTTGAGTTTAACGATAGCAATGAGATAAACATCATGTTTGCAGGGAACTATGGAGCCAAAGGAGAGAAGAGGACTCCAAGGAGTAAAGCAACATCAATTCAGATCGAAAAGCAAAACCAAAGAAATAGAGAGAACCGTGTAAGGCGGTTAATCAATCAAAACTTCTCCACCGAGGATTACTGGGTAACACTCAAATATCCGGCCGGAACGAGAAAAGACGTGAAGGAGCTAAAAAAAGACTTCACAAAGTTCGCACGCAAAATGCGTTACAGATACAAAAAAGAGGAAAAGGATTTTAAATACATTTACCGGATGGAAGTCGGAAAAAACGGAGGACTTCACGTCCACTTATTATGCAACCGTATAGAGAATACGGATTTATATATAAAGCAGTGCTGGATTGGCCACGCGTGGATTACAACGCTCTATGAAGAAGGCGGTTATACAAAACTCGCAGAGTACATCGTAAAGAAACCGGATGAAGCTATAAAAGGGCAGCTGTCATTGTTTCCGGAAGAGGACAGAGCAGACCTGATCCATTATGGAATATCCAGGAACCTGGAAAAGCCGGTGCCAAAAGTCAAAGAGTATTCAAGACGGACGGTGCGTGGCATTTTAGAAAAAATCGAAAGTGGTGACTACATGAAGCTTGCGACACCGGGGTATTACATCGACAAGAACTCGATTCATACCGGAGTCAATCCATTTACAGGCGAGTCATATATTCATTACATCGAATACCGAATAAGGAGGGAAGGTTGGTGAAACACGTCAACATCTTTACGCAGTCGTCCGTAAAAGCACCGACACCGCAGAAAGGAAAAATCATATTTCTGTTGGAAAGCATATACAACGACCAACCATACACCAAACACTTTATCGAAGAGGTGGAAGGGAACTGGAACGAAACTTCGCTCGATGCGGTGCGCCTGGCTTTGCAAAAATTAAAAGAGCCGGCAGAGATAGTCATTTGGACCGACTGTCCATATATCGAATTAAACATTGAACGAGCCAAGGAATGGCGAAAAGAAAATTACGAACATAAAGGCGCAAAAAGAAAATACTTCGAGAAGTGGGAAGAAATCTTCACACTCTTGGAGGGCAGTACCTATAAAGTCACAACCGGTCAGAACGAATACACACACTGGCTGATTTCAGAATTGAAAAAATAGAAAGGAGCTTAACCCATGGCACTATTTGAAAAATTTGGAGAAATGGACTCCGCAGAGGAATTTGTAAAGGCAGCAGAAGGCCTGATCAACGAAGGAGACAAAGATTCCCTTTTGATTTTGGCACAAGAAAACGGATTCGATGAAGAAGACGTGGAAGACTGGCTGGACTTTGGATGTGAAATTTCAATCACAGAGGCAGCAGTTGGCAAATTGAAAGTCGAAGAGAAAGAGCTTGCCCTTCCGACAGACATCCTGATCCACGACTGGGTGGACTACGTTCGAAAAATGAGCCTTGAGGATGTAAATATTGCAAAAGCGGTTAGAACCAAAGAAAAGAACCTTGCAGATTGTATTGGAAAAATCATGCAAAGAGCATTTGAAAACCAATGGGCGGTACCGGCAAACATCACGGAGAAAACAAAGACATCCGCAAGAGTCACCTTCGGGATTCCGTCAGAGATTGCCACAAGAAAGATTATTCGTGAATACTACGGAGGCAAAGCATGAAAAAGGCGGAGTTATTAAAAAACAAGACTCCGGGAAAGCCAACCAGAGAGAGAGTCGTTGGGAACTTGTTTCATGTGGAACGTGAACCTGTGTTGGAGCTTCGATGGTACCGGAGAAGATATGGCGGAATAAAAGAAATCGAACCGGAGCTGATTCGTCACTTTGTATGGCCGGGACACTGGGCAACCTTTAGAGATAACAGATGGACAACAGAAAAGCTGTGCGCCTGGTATTACTGCTCCGGTGGAGATGTAAATATCAGCGACAAGAAAATGACCAAGGGATTGGATACAGAAATTCAAACATTCCTTCAGGAAGTGGGAAGCAGCCAAAACAGAATCGAATGGTATGAAGAAAACATCGTAGAAGAAAAGCGAAGGGCAGCAGTTGAGAGAAAAGAAAAACGCATTACAAAATATGCAAAAGAACACACGCCACCGTTGCCAAAGGGATTTATAGCCTGGGCAAAGGAACATGCACTGAAAAGCAAGACAGCTTATGTGTATTTGTTGCAAGCAACAGACACCGGGATTATTGACCGAAGATTCACGATTCATTCAATAGACAGAAGTGTTGTAGAAGAAACGAGTCGTGGATGGAGCTATGCTCCAGGAATATGTTGGGACCGTTGGTGTTATGGAGTTTATTGGGACAGATATGGAAAGGACCAAAGATTTTCGGATAAAAAACAAAAAAACGCTCCTGCGGACAAATTGGGAATCCTATATCCAAAGAACTTGGATGAAATCAACATGGTTTCCAAATCGGCCTTGATTGCATTAAAAACAGAAGCCGAGAAGTTGGAGCCAATCAACTTTGGAATGTTGTACGAGAAGATTCAACGAGACGATCGGGCAGAGCGAATCGTAAAAAGCGGATACAAAGAACTCATCAAACTATGGAGACAAAACAAAATCCGTCTTGAAAATGTAAAGCCAACCGCAGGCATTCATGAAATGCTTGATGTGTCAAAAGGCAGATATCGACTGCTCCGAAAATGGAACGCAGACTTGGGCCTTATTGAAGCTGCGCAGATGTCGGATGAATACTTCCAGCCAATATTTACAGATAAGGACCTCGAAAAGCTCAAAAAGGTAAAGACCATCGCAAAGAAGAGACTAATTGCAAATATTGCAAAAGAAACGCATCTTCCGATTGGCCACATTATCAAGCTGGTGGGAGAAGAAGCGGAAGCAGATATTCGAAGATATTACGACTATTTGATGATGGCAAGACGCAGAGGCCAAGACTTAACGGATGAGATTGTATATCGAAACAAGCACTGGAGGGAACTTCACGACCGTTGGAACGCGGAAGACCGAAAGCTTCAGGCAAAGGATAGACGGAAGTGGGCAAACAAAACCTTCAGAAACATTCGAAAAGAGGCAGCAGCAAACGTAGAACACTTTGCTTGGAAAACAAATGGATACTTTATCACACCGGCCAAGAACGGAGGAGAAATAATTGACGAAGGAGCGGTGCAGCATCACTGCGTAGGATCCTCGGACACGTACTTGAAACGAATGGATGAGGGAAGAACATTTATCCTGTTCCTCCGAAAAACAGAAGATCCGGACACTCCGTACTACACCATCGAGGCAAAGTATGACGGAGAAATCCTCCAGTCCTATGGAGAGTATGACCGAAAGCCGGACGAAGAAGTAATAAACAGAGTGTTGGCAGAGTGGAAAAAAGAAATCAAAAAACGCACAAAGGAGAAAAGCGCATGAACGAATTGATTGAAAACGTAGAACCGGAAATCAAAGCTTATTCGGATTTAAAAAACGCAACTGATAAAGCCATGGCACAAGCAGTGGAAAACTTTGTCCTGATTGGATACCTGTTGAAAAAGGCAAAAGACGAACCGGAACTTTTAAGCGGTTCCGGATATGGCAACTACAAGGATTTTGCCAAGAGCGAATATGGCTTGGAAGAGTCACAGGTATCAAGATTCATATCGATAAACGAACGCTACGGAGACGGAGCGCAGCTTCTCCCACAGTATCGAGGATTTGGACAAAGTAAGCTGGCAGAGATGCTGACATTACCGGCAGCAGTTGTTGAGGAATTGCCAAAGGATATCAAGAGACAGGATATCCGAGACCTAAAGAAAGAAATCGCAGAAGAAAACAAAATCTCCGACTTGGAACTTCATGTAGAGCGTGCAGAGCATCCAAACGTGGATATTTGGCGCGAGTTCTTAAAAGACTGGATGCACAGAAACCCACAGAAGTATTTGGAAATCGACATCGATGACGAATACGAAACACTTCTAATGAACTGCGCATTGACCGCACGAGTTCCGGGCGAAGGAAAGTTCATAATGACAGAGAAAAACAGAGAGATCACATTGACGAACCTTCGAACCAGTGAAAAGCATATTCTGCTAAAAGAAGAGGTGGAAGACATCATTGACGAGATAAACAATTCGAACCTGTTCACAGTAGGAGCATGGCAGGAACTATTCGGAGAAGAATTTCCACGAATTGCGCCGGCGCAAGATAAAGAAAACAAGCCAAAGTCGGAAGAAAAAGAAAAAGAAATCACGGAAAACAAGGCATCAGAAGAACCGGAGACCGTGGCAGATAAAGAAAATAAGCCAATCGTGGAAAAAATCGAGCCAAAGGCAAAAGATATTCTCCCACCGGTAGAAGAGCCGACAGAGGAGGCTTCAAAGGCAGAAGAGCCAAAAGAAGAATCAGAACAGGCACCCAATGCACAAATCCCAGCGGCAGCAGAACAGGAAGAAGAAAACGAAACAACAGCCATGGAATTGTTTGGATACGTAAGAAACAACGTGAACCGCTTGGAAGGATTCTTAAATGCCGGAAGTGACGCAGAGGCAAAGAGAATCATTGACACCATTACGGAAGACTTGCAGGAGATCAGAAACAGACTATGAGAAGCATTGTGGAAAAAGAAACATGCTGCTTCTTATGCGCCGAAGTAGATAAGCGATACAACGGACAGAACCTGGAAGAGCATCACATCTTCTTCGGTACCGGAAAAAAGTGGTTGTCGGACGAGGATGGACTGATTGTCCATCTTTGCCCGGCACATCATAGAGAAGGACCGGCAGCAGTACACAAAAACCGCCTGGCAGATTTGTACGTCAAAGCAGTGGCGCAGGCCAAGTACGAAGAAACACATACGCGAGACGAATTTATTAGACGATACGGAAAAAGCTATTTGTAAGGGAGGAAAAAGAAATGGTTCCATTTTTAAAAACGTATGGCCCAAGGGAATATGGGATGTGGCTATTGGAGAAAAAACATAGAATGCGCGGAGGCTGGAAACGTAAATGAAAATATTTATAACTGTGCTGGTGCTGTGGGTAGTCATAGACGCCATTAAATGTATAAAGATCAGAAAAGAGCAAAGGAGGAATAAAGATGTTCATTAAAGGTTCAAAGCTGGATGCAGTATTAAAAAAGGCATACAAGGGCGCAGGAATCCATTTAGAACGCCAAGGAGACATCTTGGCTGTAGGAACTGCGTATATGTATCTCGAAGCAGATTTAGTAAACGCGACAAACGAGTTCAAAGCAATCATCACAAAGTATAACGGTGAGGTTCCTGATCCGGGATTTGTGGAGACGATTGCAGAAGATAAAGAGCAGGTCGCAATTCCGGGAACAATTTATAGAGGATTGTTCAAAGAGGATTTTGGTGAAAAGCAAGCAGTCAATGAAACAGACTTCACATACCAGGGTGATGCAGTTCTGCAGACACTCGAACGCGATGTGATGACAGTTCCTGGAAAAGAATGGGCAGTTTATGACGAGAGTCAAATGAATGATAAAGAAAGCTTTTTAGAAACAAGATGGAAAAAAGCAGGAGACATCATTGTTTTAAAAAGTAATCACATGGTGTTGGCGTACATTTACAAAAACCCGGATGACACGCTGGACCAGTTGTCCGAAGTGAGTCTCACATAAATTGAAAGTGTAAACACGAATCTTCCGGAGCTGGCCATTATTTATACCACGTTAAAAGCCGACTCCGGAGAAGGGAGGTACAAGCGGATGAAGATTGCAGCGGTAATTGTAATCATAATCATTCTGTTTGCCTTATTCACAGCGGATTATTAAGGGAGGGAACATGACAGCAAAGAAATACTTAAACCAGTTGATGTTGTGCAGAAACATTATCAACAACGACGCAAGAAGACTCGACGAATTAAGAGAGATGGCCATAGCGACAGGCTCCAAGGAACTGAAAGCCGATATGGTACAAACATCCGTAAAAAACGAAGGACTGGAAGCCACCGTTGGAGAATACGTCGACTTTGAACGCAAAATCATTGAGGAAATAAAGGAATACCAAAGACTCAAGGAAAAAATCCTCCAGGAGATATATCATTTGAATTCTGATGTGAAATATATAGAGCTTTTAATATATCGCTACAGTGTCGGCCAGAGATTCGAAGAAATCGCAATCAACATGGGTTATTCCTTTGACAGAGTAAGACACATGCACACCGAGGCATTAGATGCATTCGAGGCGCAGTATAAAGAAATGCTGGAGGCGATGCCATGTTAAAAGAGGACTGCGTAAATTATCACAAGATCGGAACGAAACGCCATGAGTGCAGAGCATTAAAGGAACTCGAATGCCAAAGCAAAGACAAGTGTCCGTTCTACAAGTCGAATAAAGAATACAAGCTGAAGTTTGACAAAGGGATGAACCAAATGATTCCGGAAAAGAGGTGGAGCATATCATAAGCGAAATAAAACCAATTGAGCCTTGCAAAGATTGCATACACTTTGGAACGGTATTCGAAGAGCACACCATGCCTGGACAAAGACCTCTCCTCGGATACGGATGCAGAAGAATTGCAAATGGAGAGATATGCAAGTTTGAACCATATCCTAAAACAGACATGGAAAAGGCAGCAGAGCAAGTGCAGGAAATCAGAGAGGAACTGGAAAGGAAAATGGAGCCACTGGTGAAATTCTTAAACGACAAGCTCCAAGAGGCAGCAGAACAAGTAAACAAAGCATACAAGAACGCAAGGAGGAAAAAGTGATAAATAAAAAACACGAATTAAAAATATTGCCCGAATTTTACGAAGAAGTAATATCCGGAAGAAAAAACTTTGAACTGCGAAAAGATGATAGAGGGTTCTGCGTAGGAGATCAAATTATCTTAAAAGAATTTAAGAATGGAGAATTTACAGGAAGAAGGGCGTCGCACACGATCAAATACATTTTGCGCAATTGTCCTGAATATGGCCTGCAGGATGGATACTGCATCATCGGATTTTAATGGCAGCAGGAGGAGGAGAATGACAAAAGAAGAAGCAATCAAACATTTAAAACTCATGCAAAGCGGTGCTAGAAATGCTATTAGGTTCACAAAGACCGACAAGGAAATAAGTGAAGAGAACAGAAAAGAGGATATAGAAATATACCAAGACCAATTAGAGGCATTAAATATGGCAACCAACGCAGTAGAAAACATTAAAGCTCTCGGAGAAGAACATCGAAAGTTCCGGGAAGGGATAACAGATGAGAAGGTATTGATTGGATACAATATGGCAATAGCCATTTGCAACAAGTATTTGGCAGAAAGTGAGGATATAGAATGAGTGAAATATCTGAAACTGAAATAAAATCCATGACTAAAGAACAGAATTATATTCGTGGATACAAAGATGGGAAGTCTGATGTTCTTGACAAGATAAGAGCCGAGATAGGCAAAAGCAAAACAGAACACGAAATGCAGTTAGCCGAAAGAGACATAAAAGGTAGATTGTTAGTAAGTCATATATATTGTGACATTGTTAGTATTATCGACAAGTACAAGGCAGAAAGTGAGGATAAGGAATGACAAGAGAAGAAGCAACAATTCAATCTTTACTAGGTCATATTGAAGCAATAGAGCAAGAGCCTTGCGAAGATGCGGTAAGCAGAGCAAATCTACTCAAGAAGTTTGAAGATAGGTTCATTGAATTGCAGAAAGTGCATCAGGCAGATATGCAATTAGGGGTTAATTGGTGTATCAACACATTAAAGGATATGCCGCCTGTAACACCTACACGCATTGAAACAGTAACAGAATTTGCCGACAGATGCAGAGAATGTGGAAGACAAAAGAAAGGGAAGTGGATAAAAAACTCTTGGGAAATATGTTACACCTGCACACGTTGTTGGAAAACAAATCCAAGCGGAACAAAATATCCTTATTGCCCTAACTGTGGTGCAGAAATGGAGAGCGAAGATGGCATATTGGATAAAAGTACACAATAGACCAAAAGGGCAGATATACAAATGCTCAAAGTGTCGTAAGGATTGTAATTGTATAGCCTATTTAGGCAAAGTAAGTTATTGCAATTACGAGTATTGCCCTCATTGTGCAGAGAAGATGGAAGGAGAGAGTAAATGACAGATATTGAAAAAGCCTTGAATGAATTAAAAGAAGCCTTAAAAACAGATAAAAGTTGGATTTGGTTTTTAGGTGGTTGTTGGCTTGGAATGGCATTAGGTGGTATTTGCGTTTACTTATTTGGGTAAGGGAAGAGAGGAATAATGGACGAGGAAGAAGAACGAAAAGAGCTTGAAGATTCTATCTGGGAAGAAATACTAAAACCTATATGTGATTGGTTAAATAAGATTTTGAAAGGAGAAGAATGATGAAACTTGAAGAAGCAAAAATGATATTCAGGAAATACTTCAAAGACGGACCAGGAAAAGATTTTGTGATGTCCGTAATGGACTCCATTGAAATTGCGCCGGCGCAAGAAACAAAAATCAACATAGAAGTTCCAAAGCTGACCGAAGAAGAAATAAAAGCAGAGGCATCAAAAAGTAAGATTCCACAGGCAGCAGTACACAAACCAAAGCAGGCACCAAAGAAGCCAAAGATTTGCAACAATTGCGGAAAGGAATATATACCAAACAGTGGAGTCCAAAAGATATGTCCGGACTGCAAGAAATTATTTGCAGACATAAAAGCAACAGCAAAGGAAATGGCAAGAGGATAAAGGCATGGGATATTATCAAATTAACGAAAACAATGGAGCATCAATCGTCGGAGGTTTAAAAGTAGAAATACACAATATGAGTTCGCCTGATCCGCTTCCTTTTCCGGTATGCCATTGGATAGTTTGCAAGGTCGTTGAAGGTGAGTTTTGGTACTATGGAAGATATGACAACATAGACAGAGCAAGAAAGGCCAAAAAGGAAATAAACGGAGTGATTTTCAAAGAGCCGGCAATCATGCTTGAATAAAAAGGCAGCAGTATAAAAAGTTAGCACACAATAGCACAAAAATATATGTTATTGTGATAAAGGAGAAATTCAAAGTGCAGACAAGCATTTGGATAACTTCATCCCACAATACATTTTTCAATCCACGTAAAGGCCAGTTCGCAGATGCAAATTGGCCTTTTGCATTGAATGAGCCGGTAAGTGGCCTTGTTAGCCCATTATGTTTCAAAACTCATCCCAATAGTGTAACCGGCTCATTGAATGGAGAACAGTATGAATGATGACTTTTACGGAAGCACAAAATGGAAACGCAAGCGCAAAGCAATCCTGAAGCGTGACAAATACCAATGCCAATTGTGCAAACGGTATGGACGCATCAAAGAAGCAACGATGGTCCACCACAAGATTGAAGTGGAGGATGATCCGAGCCTGGCCTTGGTAGATTCAAACCTTGTGAGCCTATGCAAGCAATGCCACGAAAAGATGCATCCGGAGAAAGCCTCAAAAGCATTAAGAATGAGAAAAACATACGGTGATCCGTATGGTGGTTGAGAAGGTACCCCCCACCTCACGCGTGTAAAAACCAAGCAGGCTCTAG